GATTACTTCTTTCTTCTTACTCCTCAGCAATTTAAAACCCACGCTCAAAAAATTTTCTGCTACTAGGAGGAATTTCTATGATTGATTCTTTTCAGGTTATGTTTGGTGTAGACCTGAAGAAATCACTGGATAGTAGTGATAATGAAGACCGCTACATATTTGGACTCGCTTCCACTGAAGATTTTGATATGGAAGGCGAGAAGATGTTACAGAAAGGTTTGGACATAGATTACTTCAAGGACTATGGATTCTTTAACTATGACCATTGGAAAGGTCCTGATGCCATTATAGGTGAGCCTATTCCTGAATACTTAACTATTACTAATGAAGGATTTCAAGTAGCAGGAAGGTTATATAAAGGAACTAAATTAGCTGATGAGACCTGGAATTTAATTAAAGTTTTACATAAATCCCAATCTAATAGAAACTTATCTTTTTCTGTGGAAGGAGTGATAGTTGAGCGAGATCCAGTTAATCCTAAGATAGTAACTAAAGCCATGATTACTGAAGTGGCTGTTACTCCTAGACCCATTAATCCCAAGGCTACTCTTAAAACCCTGCTGAAATCCTTTAAAGGAGAAGTTGATGATGAACTCCGCAAAGCCTTAGAAGCAGGATACGAGGTTAATCCTACTGCTATGTCAGGAGGAGAAGCTCTGCGAAAAGAATCAATAGGCAAAATAGTCAGTGCTATCCGCTTTGCCATTGATAATTTAGAGCAGTGCCTTTCTTATCTAACTAAAAAAGGATTCTTAAATAGAGAAGAAGCGGTGCTGGCATTTATGCTCACTAATCAAGACGTTAAGAAGCTTATTGATGTGTATAAAAATTAATGGAGGTGCAACGACATAATGGGTATTTTTGAAAAACCCCTTGATGAACTAAAGTCTTTTTTTAACTTAAATGAATCATTAGAGAAATCTCTTGATGGAGAAGATAAGAAAGAAGAAGAAGAGGACGAAGAAGAAAAGAAAAAGAAAAAAGAAGAAGAAGAAAAAAAGGAAGAGAAGTCTCTTAATGATTTATTCACTAAAGTAGATGGCTTCTTCAAATCTATTCAAGAGAAAGTAGAGGGTTCTTTAGAAGAGCTTAATAAGTCTTTAGAAGAGTCCAATACTAAAAACGTAGAAGGCTTTGCTAAATTAGTTAAATCTTTTGAAGAGATAACTAAAGCAGTAGACCAGAGCATAACAGAAACTAAAGAAGAGTTAAACAAAAGCTTGGAAGATTTCAAAGCTGAAGTAGATGCCCGCATTAAACAGCTGGAAGATACTCCTAAAACTAAGAAATCTTTAGATGCTATTGAGCGGTTCAAAAATCAAGAAACTCCTCCTGAAGGAGAAGAGCTTTCTAAATCAGTAGTTACTCAACGCTTAACTGCTCTGTTCCAAAAAGGTGTAGTTTCTGATTATGATTTAGCTTTCTGGGATGCTAATAAGAAACTTGGATTTAAAGTGCTACCAGAGAAAGTTCAAAAAGCCGTTCTTGAATACAAAGATTAAAACATATAATCCCTTGGAGGTGTACCCACTCAATGAGTAACCCGCTTTTCCAGTTTAATGAAGGATTTGGCATGTCCTCAGTAGAGGAGCTTGCTGCACTTCAGAAAGCCTTATATGCAGGCTATGAAGTTAATCCATTGGCTATGACCGATGGAGCAGCAATTCGTGCTGAAGACGTAGATAATACACTGCACATCACTACTTATCGTGATGAGCATTTTAGAATTTGGAATGATATAGCTAAAATCCCCGCTTACTCTACCGCCGAGCAGTATATTAGATTAACTGGCTACGGAACAGCTGAAGGAGGGTTTATGGGAGAAGGTAGTCTTCCCAATGAAACTACTTCTCAGCTAGAGCGTATGGTAGCTTTTGTTAAGTATATTGGAACCCGCAGACGAGTAACCCACCCTATGATGATGGCTAGAACCTATGCTACTGATCCTGTTACTATGGAAAACAGGAACGGAGCTATGGTTATTGCTCGTCAGTTAGAGTGGTCTATGTTTTATGGTAACTCTAAACTGGGACACGAAGTTGGTGGAAGACCATCGGAAGGTTTAGAGTTTGATGGTCTGTGGAACTTTGCTGAAGTAGAAGTAGATATGAGGAATAAGCCTTTAACTGAGCGAGCTGTCAATAGTATTGCTCAGGTAGTGTTAGATAACTACGGAATGCCTAATCGGATGTATTTAGACTATGCAGTTTGGCAGGACCTCAATACTACTTTCTTCCCCAAAGAGAAAGTCTTGTTACCTACCAATGATGGTGAATATACTGCTGGAGTAAAGATTGGAAGTATGGTTACTCAAGCAGGAACCATCAGAGTTAGCCCCGCTTTCTTCTTACAATCTACTGACCTTCGTTCTCCACTGCGAGAATGCCCGTTAGTTAATACCAATGTTGATGTTCCTCTTCCTCCTTCTGCAGTAACTATTGGAACGCCTACTGGTTCAGATGGTGATTTTGTTAAATCTTTCCCCAGTGGTGGAACTGTATCTTACAAAGTTACAGCTTGCAACTTCAATGGTGAATCCGCAGGAGTGGCAGGAGATGTTGATGTAACTTTAACCTCTAGTGATGTAACTAAACACATTCCTATTACTATTGCTAATGCTACTTCTCCTACTGCTAACAATGTAGAATACTACAACATTTACCGCAAAGATGATAATACTGGTGGTAAATACTACTGGATAGCTGCTGTTCCTTGTCAGGATCAAGCTGGTTCAGGAGCTACTGTTTGGAATGATACTAATTCCGTTATGCCTGGAACTAGAGTAGCTTTCTTAGGAGAAATGAATCCTGATATCATTCACTTCCGTCAGCTCTCCCCTCTGATGAAAATTGACCTAGCTCAGATTGATACCAGCTACCGATGGGCGTTGGTCATTTACGGGGTTATGGTTCTTACTACTCCTCGTAAGTGGGTAAAAGTTAAAAACATCGGTCGCTTAGTTGCTTAATAACTTAGGAGGGGGCATTGTTTTGGTGCCCCCTTTAGGAGGTTAGATATGCTTATTCGAAACATCGATTTGAAGAATAGACAGCTCTTGGTTAGTGGAAAAACCATCCGCTTTAATGAAGAAGGAATTGGTGATATCCCTGATCAGGAATTGTTTGAAGCCCTACTTAAAATAAAGGGATTTACTGATGCAGATCATCCTGCTGCCAATAAGGTAGACCTGCGGGAAGTAAAATCCATATCTATAGATGACTTAGAAGAAGAGATTAAGGAAGAAGTTAAAGAAGAAGAAGTTAAAGAAGAAGAGATAGAAGAAAAACCCAAGTCAAAGAAAAAAGGTAGGTAGGATAAATGGTAAAACTACCTGGACTTCGTCTCTCTATTGCTGATTTAACTAATCAAAAACTAGATGGAGTAGTTATTACTGCTTCAGGACAGACTAGTCTAACTTATACCTTTCCAGTAATGAATAACACTTACTTAGTAATTACTGACTGTCTGCTTTCAGGAACAGGAGCTACTGCCACCCTAACTGGTGATGGTAAGACTCTTTTAGAAATAGATGTCAATGGAACAGTTAGCTATTCTCCTTTTACCTGTATAGTTCTTAATTTAGAGAAGGCTAATACTCTGACTATGACTGGCTCTTCTGGAGATGTGAAAGCCAATCTTTATGGCTTCACCTACACGAGTGTTCAATGAGCAGCGAATTAGATCCTATCATTCCACCTGAAGAAGATCCTGATGCAGGATTAGTTATTACTCCTACGGAGTTAAAGAATAATTATCTGTGGGGGTGGGATATTATGGATAGAAATGGTAATCCCATCCCTCTGGAGTTATATAGAACACATATTCTAGCATCTCAAAATAGAGTATCTCTAGCTACTGATTTAATATTAGTTCCTACAGAGTTTGTAGATAGGCAAGATTATTATGTTAAAGACTATTCTAACTTTGGCTATCTCACTCTTTATCACAGACCAGTATTGGAATTGAAAAGCTTAAAGATAGTCTTTGCTGATTACAATGTTTTTCAATTTCCCAATGAATGGCTAAGAGTTAATAAAGAAGAAGGGCAACTGCAAATCTTTCCTACTTTCGGAGTATTGGGTAGTTTATTGATTACCAGAGGTGGAGACTGGCTCTCAGTATTCTTACGCCGTTGGACTTATGCTCCTCAACTGTGGCAGATAGAATACACTGCAGGCTTTGAGAAAGATAAAGTCCCTTTTGTGCTTAAAGACATCATAGCCAAAGAAGCAGTGATAGGAATAAGTGAAACCTTCTTAGATTTAGTAGTTGGTCCAGGAGTAGGTAGTTCTAGTATTTCAGTAGATGGAGTATCTAAATCCACATCTATACTGCAAGATCATCCTCGAATTAGACAGTATCGAGCGGATGTTAAGTTCTTCTATGAGAAAGTATTGGAAACCATTAGAGGTAGGGATATAGCTATTCTATGATATATAAGAA